TGCCCCCTCGACGGGGAGTACCAAGTTGGATCGACATGGGCGGAGACGCACTAATGAAGATTACAGACAGCAATAGAATCGGAGACGTTGCAGAGTTTTACGCAGTGACTTGGCTATGGGACAACGGATACGAGGTGTTCTTGAACCCCGGAGCCACAGGTTTTGCTGACATGGTGGCATGGAAAGATGGTGAGTGTATCTTGATTGATATTAAAACCCTGTACAAGTCACAGATTCACAACACCAGAACTAAAGAGCAAAAAAAGAGAGGAGTCAGAATCGTTGGTTTTGACCCTGCCACACGGAAGCTACGGTGGATCAACCACCACAAGGATGCAGCATGAATATATACTCACTGGTAGACGACATTTACAAGGTGGTTTCTGAGAAGGAGCCAGCAGAAGGTGTCGATCTGTACGATGAGATTGACCGCTTTGGTGAGAGTTGCAAGCGGCTTATGACAAACCTGTTCACAGAGAAACGTGACGGACGCAGGCTACGAATGTCTAACATCGGGCGCGACGACAGGTATCTCTGGAACGTGGTCAACAACCCAGACGTACAAGAGGAGATGACCCCTAACACGTACGTCAAGTTTATGTACGGGCATCTGATCGAAGAGATGCTTTTGTTTCTCACTAGACTATCAGGACACGAGGTAACAGATGAACAGAAACAGTGTGAAGTGGCGGGTATCACAGGCTCTATGGATTGCAAAATTGACGGTGTTGTCACTGATGTTAAATCTGTGTCGAGCTTTGGGTTTAAAAAATTCAAAGATGGAAGTCTCGCTTTTGATGACCCGTTTGGATACGTTGCTCAAATTAAAGGGTATGCACACTCGGAAGGTGAAACCAAGTTTGGTTGGTTAGCGATGGACAAACAGAACGGGCATCTGACTTACCTGATGTACGATTCTGAGGACACGCAAGCGCCTGTGTACGACAAGATTTCGTTTGACATTGAGGAGCACATCAACCGCGTAAAAAAGCTCGTAGAGCAACCGGAAGCACCAGAGCACTGCCACGAAGTCGTACCAGATGGCAAAAGTGGAAATCAAAAGCTCGCAGTCGGTTGTTCCTACTGTCCCTACAAGCATACTTGCTGGCCCGGAGTAAGAACATTTCTGTACTCAAGTGGACCCAGATACTTAACAGAGGTGGTCAATGAGCCGAAGGTCGCGGAAGTCTAAACTAGGTAACTTCAGATCGGAGTTTGAACGAGATGTTGCAACGCAGTTACAACCATTTGGCTTTAGTTACGAACCGTACCAGATCCCGTACAGGATCGAACGAAAGTACACCCCAGACTTTGTGTACGAGTACAACGGACGAACGTACTACATTGAGTGCAAAGGCTATTTTCGAGCAGGAGACACGCAAAAGTATACATCGGTCAAGAAATGCCTCGCGGAGAACGAAGAACTCATATTTGTACTGATGAAGCCGAATCAGAAGGTGAGCAAAAGTACCAAAAATACTATGGCTCAATGGTGTGACAAACACGAGATTTTATGGTATAATATAGATACACTTAAGGAGTTGGTTGATTATGTCTCTGACACTAGAAGAAATTAAGGAGCGGCTGTTGCGGTTCTACGATCCCGACGATCTTCTGGAAGCCCTACAGATTTCTGCTGAAGATATACTGGACAGGTTTGAAGACAAACTCCTACGTAAACTAGACGAGTTTCAAGAGGAGCTAGAAGAAGAGTATGCGGAATGAGTGGACAACTTATACAAACGGAGATACAGAAGTGGCCTCTTACAAATCTATAGATGACGCTAAACCGAGCGACTGGAACAAGGCTAGTAAGACAGCGTACGGTAAATTAACTCACCCTGAGAATCAGCAGCACGATCCCGTGGGTCAACCCGATCACTACAACAAAGGCGCTATCGAAGCCATTGAAGCAATCAAGGCGTCTATGCACCCGCAGGAGTACAAGGGGTATCTCAAGGGTAACTGCTTGAAATATCTTTGGCGCTACGAGTACAAGAACGGTGTAGAGGATCTCCGTAAAGCTAGGGTATATCTGGAGTGGCTTATCAAGGAGGTTGCCCTATGAAAGTAATCGACGGTAATTTTGGGGGTAGTAAAAAAGAGGAGAAGCAGGATATTACAACATCTGAGTTTTTGTCTACCTTTGTCATCAAAGCGCTACAGCACGAGGAGGAAGGGAGGAAAGTAAAGGTGGCTGTAATCATGTACGAGGACGGTGAGATGTTTGAAGTAGCGTCCAATGAGCAGTATCCTGACGGAGTGTATATGCTACTACAATTAGCAGCACAGGCAATAATTAATGAAACACTGGGAGTAAACGAATAGATGGACGCATATCAGCAATACATCCACAAGTCACGGTACGCTAGGTACTTACCAGAGGAACAGCGTCGGGAGACTTGGGAAGAGACAGTAAACAGATACATCAACTTCTGGTCTGACAGGGGTGCCTTGAATGACTTTGATGTGTCTGAGATATTTAAAGCTATCCACGACCTAGACGTAATGCCCAGCATGAGGGCACTGATGACCGCAGGTGAGGCACTGGATCGTGACAACGTAGCAGGGTTCAACTGTAGTTACCTGCCTATCGATCACCCCAAAGCCTTTGACGAACTGATGTACGTCCTACTATGCGGCACGGGGGTAGGCTTCAGTGTAGAGCGCCAGTACATTAGCAAATTACCAGATGTAGCGGAGACATTCCATGCAACCGACACAGTTATTAATGTTGCAGATTCGAAGATCGGATGGGCGAAATCGTTTAGGGAGTTGGTATCACTGTTGTACTCAGGTCAAATTCCCGAATGGGACGTTAGCAGAGTTAGACCTGCAGGTGCCCCGCTCAAGACTTTCGGAGGCCGTGCAAGTGGTCCTGAACCTCTCATCGATCTATTCAAGTTCACAGTTGAACTCTTTCAAGGATCAGCTGGGAGAAAACTTACGTCCATTGAATGCCACGATCTTTGCTGCAAGATTGCTCAAATCGTCGTCGTTGGAGGAGTCCGTAGGTCAGCCCTCATCAGCCTCAGTAACCTCACCGATGACCGCATCCGACGATGCAAGCACGGACAGTGGTGGGTTGATGAACCACAGCGAGGACTAGCTAATAACTCTGCGTGTTACACAGAGAAGCCTGACTTTGAGGCATTTTTAAACGAGTGGACAAGTCTGTATGAATCACGATCAGGAGAACGGGGTGTGTTCTCTAGAGTCGCAAGTCAAAAGCAAGCTGCAAAGAACGAGCGACGAGATGCTACCTATGATTTTGGAACTAATCCATGTAGCGAAATCATCCTCAGACCCTATCAATTCTGCAACTTGTCTGAAGTTGTTATCAGGCCAACCGATACTCTCGCAAGCCTCAAACGAAAGGTACGTATTGCGTCTATCCTTGGAACTCTACAAGCGACGTTGACTGACTTCCGTTACCTGCGTAACATCTGGAAGACTAACACAGAGGAAGAGGCACTTCTAGGGGTATCTCTAACTGGTATCATGGACCATCCTATCCTGTCAGGACGGGAGGACAAGGCAAAGCTGAAGAAGTGGCTTACGGAGATGCGTAATGAAGCTATCGTTACCAACGAGCAATGGGCTAAGAAACTGGGGATTAACCCTTCTGTCGCTATTACTGCGGTCAAGCCTAGCGGTACTGTTAGTCAGCTGGTTGATTCTGCTAGCGGGATTCACCCTCGCTACAGCAGTCAATATATTCGTAGAGTCCGCGCAGACGCTCGTGACCCACTTTGTAACGTCCTAGAGGCCGCTGGTGTCCCTGTGGAGGACGATCTAATGTCCCCCAGTACACGGGTATTCAGCTTCCCTATCGCGTCTCCTGAGGGCGCTGTGACAGCCTCAGACATGGGTGCTATGGAGCAGCTGGATCTCTGGGAGATATATCAGGACTACTGGTGTGAGCACAAGCCATCAATGACCTGCTACTACCGTGATGAGGAGTTTCTAGAGGTGGGACAGTGGCTGTACAACAAGTTTGATAAGGTCAGTGGTATCTCTTTCCTGCCCTACTCAGACCACACGTACCAACAAGCCCCGTATGAACCTGTGGACAAAAAGACGTACAACCAGCTGGTCAAGGACTTCCCTAAGGAAATATCGTGGGATATAGAAGAGGCCAGCGATATGACTGAAGGGTCACAGCAACTGGCCTGCACAGGTAACAACTGTGAACTTTAGAGTGCTGGCATTAGTTATTCTTATGTTGCCAGCGTGTACTGTGGTCACTACTTCTGATCCACAATGGGAGTGGCCTCAAGACATAAAGAAGATGGAGTAACCTTCCCTTTTGCCTACGTCCTCTGGTTTCTTTTTGGGATCATGGGGCGTAGGTATTCCTTCCGCTTGCATCTTCTTGATGCGCTCTTTTGACTTCTGACACATACTGTGGTAGTCGATAGATGTGTACTCTACTGTGTGCTTATCTTTGTTCTTCACGGTTTCCTCCGGTTAGCATCCCTGTGCCTGTAATAGCGACACCTCTGTTTACTGTACGCTCGGCAGCAACAAGTTCTTCAGAAGGTTTTGCCGCAGCTATGTTGAAAAGGCTTTCTTTAACGTCTACTTTATCCTGAGGTTGCTCAGACTTAATTTTTTTACCCGCACCCCTGAGATCAAAGTGCATAGGAGGAGTAACGGATATAGACCTATTAGGTAAAGCACCTGTTATTGCATCTCCTACAACGGGCATCTTTTCTAAAAAGTTGTGCTCATCAGAAATGACTGCCATTACCCTGCCGTTAGTATTAACCTTTGCCAGATAGTTTACACCGCCCTCAGTCACGGCGTTACCTACAAACGACCCCGTAACCCAAAAACCATTATCCTTTGCTTTTTCAAAAGTGTTGCTTTTTGAGGAGAGAGTCCATCTGGGGGTTTGTCCCTTTTTTAGGTTTTTGTTAAACTCTTTGTTTTTTTCTGATAGGCTGCTCAACTTATCCCACAGCTGTTTTTCAGTGAGGTTTCCCTCTTTAAACAACGGCTTCAGTGACGCAACTACACCACTCTTTCTGGAAAAATCAAAATAGTGCTGCCCTGTTACTTGATCGCCTGCTCCGGGGTTTTTAATCCTTATGGTAGCGCCCGGAGAGTCTTTGACTGGTGTTCCCCTAGCGTCTTTCCATACAGTACCTACGTGGTCATCAATAAACTGTAAATCTTTGTCTGAAACAGAAACAGCCCTACCAGACTCGTATCGGCCCTGTAGTTTATTTTGTTTTATTAGCGACGTATAGGAACCCTCGCTGGCTGGCGCAGGCTCGGTTAAATAACTACGTCTCTCAATGTTTCTAGTATCAGGAGACACACGACCAACTCTGCCTGCTTGGTCTGGTATCAGAGTTCCTGAGGCTTGCGACTGAGCCACAGCTTTTGCTATGTCTCTACTGTTACCGCTTTCTAAAGCCTGCCTTGCTACGTCTTGTGTAGTTCGATTGATCCCCTGCTCCCTGTACAACGCACGAGCGCTGGGATCTATAGTTTGCTCTATGCCCCTTCTAATTGACTCTGCTGCCCAAGTTGCGCCAGAGCCAACCTTTTCCCTCATGTTTGCAGACTGTTGTGCTGTTTCAAACCTAGGGGATCTTTCAGCCATTACGTAATCAAACACCGCAGGCTCTGCTGTTTTAGAAGGGCCATAAAAATTAGGAATGTAGTTTGGAGCAGAGGACAAAGTGTTACCTCGCAGGCTGTCTGCCCCAGCTATTTTTCTAGCGGTGTTAAGTCCGCTTTTCATTACACCAGCACCAACTAGATTCAACGGGTCAGCAACTACGTCAAGAGCAGTCTCTATAGCGTCTTGATTGTATGTAGCTACATTTTCTCCAGACTTACCCACAGGCCCTACATAAGAAAACTCAGGAACACCAAACGTATTAGGATCACCTGATATAGCCTCCTTGAGAGCCCTCTGTGGAGCATCTAATGCTATGTTAGCTTTTTCTGTAGCAGCTACTCTCGTCTCATACCTGCGACTAGCGTAGTTATTATAGCTTCGTGTAAACCGATCAAGCCACTTCATTCGGTTTCTTCCTGCTCTAGCTCAGACTCAATCTGCTTAAACACAGCGTTAAGATACGTGTAAATCTCTTTGCTGTCCCGCTGTAGAATGTTACGCTTAACTGGGTCTTGAGTGGCCTGAATTGCTTTTTTGATTTCAGCGATCATATCACGTTTAATGTACGCCAGTTTAGCTCTCACTTGTGCAGGACCGGGACGCCTAAGCTGATTCTTGATGAACGAGTACGGCCCCACGACAGCAGTGCCACCCAAGACAAAGATAGCGTTGTTGACTTTAGATAGCGCACTGTTACCTGCGTATTCATTTAGACCAAGTTCTGCGATAAATCGACCAAAGCGTGACTTAGCTTCCGTAGCTGATTTACCGTTGAGAGCACCAATAGTGGGTATAATCTTAGACATTTTAGAGAACAGTGTCTCTGCTTCAGGTACTACATCAAAGACCGTCTGATTGACGCCCTTGCGTACAGCCATAGCAGCCAGATTACCAATAGTCAGCTTGTCTCCCGATAAGTCGTAACCCATGCGTTGAGCGCGGTCATCAAACATACTACGGGCTACCCTGAGGCTCTGCAAAGACCTGCCCTGCTCATCTAAGATAGAAAGAAACTCTTTGTACAGACCAGCTACCTGCTTTTGAGCTTCTTTACTAGACATGAGCTTAGGGTTTGAAGCAACCATCTCATCAAACATAGCCTTCACGTTGACTCTGAGATTGTTGTTTATCTCGATTCTATCAATGTTCTTTTCGTTTTTAGCCAGCATCTTCATCAGGCTGGTTTCTAGTTCATCGTAGTACCGCTGAAATGCGTTGTGGTTTTCCTGTAGGGTTTTGTTGCCAGATACACCTGCAGCTTTAGCTATGTCAATAATCTCGATCTGTTCTGGAGTAGCAATCTGTTCCTGTACCCCTAGAATACCTTTGGGGTCTTCTGTCAGCCTAACTTGCTCCGGTGTTTTCTTGTCACCCACAAACAGAATGTTGTAAACGTCAGAGTCACCGCCTTTCAGTGGCAACGCTTCGTTACGCATACCGATACGCTCTAGTTTCTTAGGCACTACTTTCTGCTTAACTAACGGTCCTGTGCCCATTGTAAAACCTAAGTCCATGATAGCGACAAGGTTAGCTGCTTCGTTAGGGTAGTTCTCTTGAAACTCTTGCCACGCCTCCATGCCTTCACCAGCAGCTGCCCAAGCCATCTGACCGCCCTTGGTCTGCATCAGCGCCTGAAACTGCTCTGCGGCTCCTTGCTTGAGGCCTTCAGGGAGCATACCAACGCCCTGCTCTGCTCCAAACATAACCATCTCAGATCCAGAGTCAAAAACCATCCTAAGAGGCGTCGTGACGGTCTGAAGCAACACAGAGGGTAGGTTAGTGGATTGACGATACTGTTCTTTTAGTACCTCAGGATCGTTCATAGCGGCTGTAATCCCAGCCATAGTTCCTGCCTGTTGGCTCTGGCTCATGCGCTGAAACGTCTGCGCCTGTCGCTCAATGGCCCTCTGGTAAGGCTCAGAGAAAAATCTGTTCCACAGAGATGATTCCCCTGTCTCTACACCAGAGTTATATACGTCTACTGAGTCAGCCTCAAATGCCCGTTGAAACGCTGATTCATCATCAATCACCATTTCCTTCTTCTGTTCTTCAGACACCAGAGGTTCGCCTTGAGCGGGTACGCCAAAGGCTCTGTCAAATGCTTCCATATCTTTTGCAAGAGACATTCTTAGGCTCCTATCTTAACAAACTCACCGTTGACTAACTTGTATATAGTTCCGTTAGGACCGTCAGGTGCGTAAAACACTGTACCCGTCTCTGGGTCCTTGTGGTATCCAACAGCTTTGTACTCAGGCTTGTCCCACTCAATAGCGTCAGCAGGAGCAACACCAGAGGCCAGCTTCTGTACGTTTAAGAGGTGCTTTTTGATGTTAGCTAGTGCTTCCTTCTGAGCTTCCCCTGACATACCTGTGTAGATAGCATCAATGGTAGACTGCAGAGACATAAATTCAATGTTAGAAATCTGCCCTAGCCCTGTACCAGAGGCTCCTGACTCAGCCGCCAAACGCTTCATCTCGTTAATCTGGTCAAATCCAAGTCTAGCTCTGATTGACAGAAGTTCTTTTTCTCTGTCGTAAGCCGGAGTTCCGGGCACTGCCGCAGTTACACCACCGACAAACCCTGTCTCCATAAAGCCGGGGTCCATTAACTCATCAACTTCTTGGATAAAACCAGTTGTCTGTGCAATGAGATTCAAAGAGGCTTCTCGATCACCTTTGCCTTTTCCGGGGGCCGGTAGTGTTTGTATAACCGAACCGTCATCAGCGTCTAAGACCGTCACTGATCCGTCTTTACGCTCCACTGTTTTAATGCCTTTGCTGTCCGAGCTTTCAGGTTTAAACGGACGCTCGTACAAGACCTCACCAGTGGGGCTAACAAGCGCACCCCCCGCAGGAACATTGACAGGCTTGGCAGGACCTGCCGTAACTTGTGCCTTCAAGTACTCTGCAGGGTCTATGGCCTTAACTTGCAGCGCCTGAATAGCAGCAGTGTCGTTTTTTGATTGTGCAACTTGAATAGCCCTTCGTCGAATAACCTCCTGACGTTGTGCTTGTGCTTTTTCAGTCGCTGCTGTACCGGCTGCTTCTAGACCAGCCATCTGTCGTTGCCTTTCTTGCTGCTCTCGTTGCTTTCGTTGCATACTCATAACAGCAGGCATCTGACCAACACTCTGTCCAACCTGAGAAAGCTGTTGCTGGTACGCAGGGTTCAAGAGGCCCTGTAACATCTGTTGTGAAAATCTAGCCATTGTGATTAGCCTCCCAGTAAGTCGAGGAACGGAATGACGTATCCGTCGTCACTCTTCGCGGGGTTTAACAATCCGCCCAAGAGTCCTGTGCCGAGGCTTCCCAAAAGGTTTGCCCTAGCCTGCTCTGCGATAAGTCGAGCATCCAACCCACTCATCATTGTTTCTCCGTATTGTCCAGCACCAAACAGCTGGCCTTCCTGTTGCATACGCTGGTACGGCATCATTGCCTGCTGAAGCTGCATCATCTGAGTCTGAGGGATGTAAGCAGCACCCAGCGCACCTAAGCCCAGCTGTTGTTGTCCTGCTCTCTGCATCAAGTCTTGAGCAGACAGCTGACTACCCATGCCAGTAAACATTTGAGCTTGCTGTGCCATCTGTGCCTGTTCTGCTTGTGCTTGTCCCATTGCCTGCAGCATTGCAGTGTTTCTGGATTCTGCCTGTGCTTTACCAAACGCAAGCTGCTCTGGCGTACCACCATATTGAGCAGTCTGTACGCCTAGTCTACCTTGCGCTGCTAGGCGCTCCTCAAGCTGTTGAGCCTGTCGTTGTTCTTCAGGTGACTGTGCAGCCCTGATACGTCCGTAAATGTCAGCCTCTCGTTGGGCTCTAGATGTATCAGTCAGGCCTGTCATCATTTGACCGCCGAGGCCAAACGCCTGCTCTGCCGCTGTTCTACCCATTTGTTGCCCGTAGGGTGTAGCAGCTAACTCTGTTTGAGCCCGAGTAAGCATAGCGTTTTGGATGGCCTCTTCTTGGTCAGAAAGAGTCATGCCTGTGCTTATACCAGTAAACGCACCTTCCTCGTCAAACTGAGGCGTTGCTGCAAAACCACCACCCAGAGTAGAAGTAACAGTAAACGGCTTAAACTGAGACATTTCTACGGCTTCTTCTGCCAAACCTACAGCACCCGGAACCCTAGTGGTTTCTTTAGTTACAGGATCTGTAAAAGTTGTCCCCGCTAGAGACTGCTCGCCTATGTCGCTGAGTCTGCTGTAGGCTTCTGCTGTTAAAAGACCTCCACCTGCTGCGGCCCCAATACCTAAAAGACTTTTTAACCAATCTGGCATTAGTAAGTACCTCCATCAATCGTCCCTGTAGACAGAGTTCCGGTGAACGTAAGATTAGGTATAGTCACAGTACCTGTAAAAGTAGGTGACTCTAAATCTGCTTTCGTTGCAACAGCAGTTACAATGTTGTCAAACTCTGTGTTAAATTCAGTGCCTTGAATAATTTTGCCAGCATCTCCAGAAGGCAAACTATCTTTAGCAGCAAAGTTAGTTGTCTTTGTGTAATTGCTCATAATGTTTTACCCATAAGTGCTAATACGTTAATTTCTTGGAGAGATAAAGCAAAACCATTTATTTCTGACTCAAGACCGATAGTAATTACCGAACCACCACCTGTAGTATTTACAGAAGGTCTTGTCGTTGTTTGTCCTCCAGTAAACTCAGCAACCGTGTACTCTGAAGCTGCTTCGTTAAAATAGTAAGGAGTTTGATTACCTACCGTAAACTCCTGTGTACTAAATGTTGTACCAAAGTCATACGCCCATTTGACGAACACTGTAGCACTGTTGGCACCAACTAGTGTAGGTCTAAGTTTTTTTAGTATCTTAGTTTTAGACGGATCACCAAAAGTCAAGCCGGGGCTGTAGTACCTAAAACGGTAACTAGCAGTCTTAATTGTACCTGAGTCATTGTACTCATCAGCGTATCCAGCGTACTCGCCTACGCCATCGTTAGTACCTACTAACAGCGTACCATCGTTCTTTCTCTCGTAGGACTTAAAAGGAGCAGAGGTCCAACGAGTAACCCTATAGGCGTTATTTTCTAGTCTGCCCTTGAGATCAAAGCAGTACGTCGTGTTTTGCTCTGGGAACGTAATCAAATAGAACGAGTTCTCAGGGCTGTACACAGATGCAGTAGGAGCAGTCCGTGTTTCGACCAAAGCAATAATCTCAGTCTTCACATTTAAGCTCAGGTCAGACAGAGGCAGCGACTTCTCTTGAATCGTTCTGCCAAAACTGCGTAGCCCTGAGTTAGACATAAACAACACATCTGTGCCTGTGTGTTGTACAGAGTTTCTACAGATGCACCCAACGCCAGCAACAGTGTCAACCAGAGCCATACTAGCTGGACTAAACGCATTGCCGTACACAAGGATGCTGTGCTTACCTAAAATAATTAAGTTGTTATTGTGAGCAACTAGTGCCCGTACCTCATCGTAACCGTCAGGCCACGCCTTAGATACATCTATAGAACCACTGGAACCACCAGTGAAGTCTGTGCCTATCAACAGATCAGACCAGTAGATTGTCTGACTGTCGTTTGTATTGTCTACAACCCACAGTCTACCGTAAGCCGCCAGAGCTTCGTGGCAGTACAGGGTGGTAGCGGTTGTAGTGCTGGTAGCAGTACCAAATGTCCTGAGTCCTGTAGCGTTATCGTACACCAGAGGCTCGTGTCCACGCTGAAAAAAGTAAGCCT